CCCAATATACCTCGGTTTACACTCCTCATCACGGGGGTCACGTAACTCATACACTTTAACTAAAACATCTTCTGGAACTTTTACTCTCATAAAACTTACAATATTACTAATTTATTTATCTTATTACAACAAATTCTTTATGAAAATGCTGATTTATTTTGTTGCCTATAGCCATAAGTTCTTTGAAAGAATTTATCTTGTGTATAGGATGCCTTAGCTTTAGCTTCTTTCTCAGGCTTGTATTTAATTCTTACTTCTCTGAATATCATTAATATACCAAATGCTGAGATTCTATCCGCATTAACATCTGGATTGTAAAGCATTGCTTCCCTAATCAATCCTACAGAGAGTATCGTATTTACATTAGTAACTCCTTCTTCCTTACCTGTAGCCTGACTATTCATCCAAGCTGGGCCCAATTCAGACCTACCCCACTTATTAAGTCCCGGTGTAGCGTAGATGCCCTTACCTTTGTTACCAACTGTAGAGCCTCTCTGCATATCCATATCCCTTAATTCAGGTGGAGTATCCTCAAGCAGGTACAAACTATTCTTTGTATCAAAGTAAGTGAATATTCCCTTCTTCTGATTCTCATATAGAAGCCTTGCATTATAATAAAGCAATCCTCTTCTACATTGCTCATAGAAATCCTTGGCAAATTTAGTTCTTGCTGAATATTCCAGCACTATCTTCTCAGTCCACAAGTCATATATAAAGAGTGATTGTAGAGAAAGTGCATTATCTGTGTTATCATCGTCATCAATAGGGTCAAGTGCAGCTATGTATCTTCCATATGGTATACTACCATCTGCCCCTCTTTGGGGTACATAGAACATCTCTACACAACCTGTTACGCTCTCATTTTTTAATGGATACTCACGAATTGGCTGTAATTCTTCATTCTTCCACTTAATTTCACCATCTTCTTCAATATTAAATCTCCCCTTATAAGTGGCATTTAAAATTTTATCATTGGTAAGTAATTCAGCAAGTCTATGTTTTAAGTCTCCAAGAGGATAGTTATTTCCTCTTTTATTTAAAAACATCTCTGAGGGTACTAGAGGATAATTAAGTTGTTCAATTTCTAATGCAGAATCTGATTTAGCCTTCTTTTTTAATTCTCTAGCCTTCTCATAAATGTCATAGGCTTTTTGTAATTGTGTATTTCCATTCTCATCCTTACACTTCCTATCCATATAAGCTGCCGGAACAAACCAACAAATTTTCCCAGTTCCCTCCCATTCATCATCGAACTCTAACATATCAAATCCAGCAGGGTCTCTGAATATAATTTCAGTCTCCATTACCTTGAAAATATTTCCTCCTGTACCAACGTATAATGACGAGCCGTACTTATCTATACCATCAGTAACCTGAGTAGCTGTATTAGAACCATGTATTGTTAGCATATTAGGAACAAGTCCTGCCTCTTCAATAATAATTGTAGAATACCTTCCTCCAGCAGATGCCTCTGGATTTTCTGTTGTAAAAATTACGTGCTTTATGTTACTTCCAGAACCTACAGTTTTCCACTCACCCCCTATTTTTTTTAAATATTCATGTCTCCAAGGATTTTTAATATTATTTGGTTGTAAAGTACCACTCATATGTTTATACAATGGAGAGGGCCTCTCATCAGCCGTTCCCGGTTTCCACGCTCCCGGTAAATTATCCATTGCAATTTTGGTTTTTTGTAGAAGTTCCGATGATTTGGATGCCATTGCAGCACCAACTAAAATCTCATTTAAAGAGGGGTTCTTTAAATTTTCTTCTGTGTAATATCTTGCACCATCTGTAATAATCTCGTGTAGAGCCACACTAACAGCACTTAAAAAACTTTTTCCTCCGCCCCTAGAACCTAGAAGCATCATATTTTTTGCACTATTGTAATACAATGGCTTACCTAATGGTTTATCAGAAAGTCTTCTTAAATACTCTCTTGCTGGGATATATTTTTTAACCTCTCCTTTCTTATTATAACAAGTTGGATGAAGTGTAATTGGCTTATTTTTTTCTATTTCCAATAATTCCCTATTACAACTAAATTCTTCATCATCTTCAAATCCAGAAAATCCTCTTGCTTCTATCCAATTAAAATGAAATGCTAATTCAAAATCAGACATATAAGGTCTAATTTTTTTCTTAGGTGCTGTTCTTGGAGCGTCTGCTGGTTTATGTAATATTGTTCCGAAGTTAACATAAAAATATAATCCGGGGGGCATCCATCTCCAAGAATGTGGAATTTTAGATGCTATCCCTGTATAATCTATCTCTTCATTTAAGTCTATAGTAACTTCTTGGGTATCAGGTATCCAACATCCCTCCACAATTCTCCTCTTTTGTAATTTCCAGTAAGACAAATATTTAACTGAATCTGGGTGAAACACTGGTATTTGTGCAATTACATAATTTTTAATATTATGGATTGGTACAAATACTTTGCTCTGCATCATGTGTGTTATATTTAATGATATAATTAATTACTTTTTTGAGAATTTCAATATTATCTTTAGCACCACCAACAGCTAGGTTACAATTTCTACACAGTATTCCTCTTATTTTGCCAGATGTATGGTTATGATCTAAACACGCATCTCCTTTTTCAGTAAATTCTTTACCACACCCTAAACACTTATTTTGTTGAAGAGATAATTTTTTTTCAAAATCTTCAATGGTAATTCCAAAATCTACTCTATATCTTCTAGCCTTACTTCTTGTAATAATTTTTTGTCTATTATTTTCATAATATTTTCTATTATTACTCTTACACTTGTCTGTATTATTTTGAAAATACTCTTTATTGTATTTTAATTTTTCCTCTCGTACAGTTTTATAATATTCCTTCTTTTGTTCTGCTATTATAGTTTTGTTTGCTTCTCTATATTCTTTATTACAAACTTTGCAAATATATTTTTTATACTCTGCATTATTCCAAGATGATTTTCCCAATTCTTTATGAAATTCTTTTGCTTGTTCTGAACTATGCCATTCACTTGCTTTAATTCTTGCTTTATCCAAATTGTTAAGAACCTTTTCTTTATTTCTTTCAAAGTATTCTTTAGAGTGCTGTGAATTATGTTCTTTTTTAGATAATAATTGAAGGTTTGATAAATTATTGTTAAGTGGATTTTCATCAATATGGTGTATACAATAACCATCAGGAATTGTATCCACTTCATTTTCATAAATTGTTCTATGTAAAAATTTACCTTTTTGAGCTCTGTAATACATTCTATAATTTTTGTTATTTGATTCTGGATACCTTCTGAAAATCTCTCCATTGTAAATAATCGATTCTGATTCACCATGTTTATTAATTTTTGACATTGATACTCCTCTATATTATAGTATATATCATTATTAGTAATTGATTGTAAATCTTTTTTACCTTTTGTAGTAAATATTGGATGGTCTTTAGTTCCAGTTAAACCAATATTATTAATTACATTATTTGATTGATGTACAATAATTCTTTCAATTGGTTTAAAACCTTGTCGTGTTAAAATTAAGTAATTATTATTTAAATCTTCAATATTTATTAAACCATAATTAGTTAATATTTTAGTTCCTTTAACAAAACAAACATGATTAGGCATTGATGGATGATCTTCTCTAGGATTATTAGGATCTTTAATTAATTTAGATGCTTCTTTTAATATTTGTTCTCCTGCTTGTGGTAATACTCTTATTATTCCTGCTGCTGCATCTGCATTAAATTGAGATTGATATTCTAATTTAGCAGTTTTTTCTGCTCTAATTATTCTTTCTCCAATTCTTTCCTTATACATTTCTAAACCTTTTGCATCTGCTCCATCAACTACAATATATGAATAATCTCTTCTTTTACTCATACTAAATAACATATTTGCTGTATGTTCTGTTGATTTTCCATTCTCTGAATATACAGAAGCAATATATAATTTATTATCTTTATTAGAATATGCCAATTCTACATATGCATCAAAATCTTTGAAACCTACATCTACTCCTAATACCCAAATTAAATCACTATTAATTGGTAAATCCCATGGTAATGATGTAGATGGATTAATAAAATTATGTTGATGATATTTATAAACTAATTTATTTATTTCTGTTACCCATTCAGCTAACCATTCTTGACGATATTCTTTTGTTTCTTCCCAATTAGGATTAATCTTTAATTGTCTTTTCTTTTCTTCTAAGAATTGTTGTTTATTATGTGGATTACTAATTACATTCCAATAATGATATTTAAATCCATATCTATCTGCTGATTCTTGTTTATTTACTGTTAAATGGTAAAAATATGTAGTTTGGTTATCACAGGATGTTCCTGTAATAATTATTCTCCCTCTTCCATCTAATAATGTTGGTCTTAATGAATTTTTAATTACTTTCTCAAGATCAATATTATCCATATCCTGAGCCTCATCAATTAGAATAATCTTATATTTCTTTCCCTTCATCTTACCAGCTTGATTTTTATCCTTTGCAATACCATAGAATTTAATTACAGAACCATTTGAAAATTTTACATATCCTTTTGCATGTATTTTTAAATCAATGTTAAAAGTATCCTGTAGCTCTCTAAATATATTATCTACAAATATTTCAAATGTAGAATCAAAAGTTAAACCACAAACTAAATATTGTGATTTAGGATATTTTAATGCTGATATAAATAAATCAATTACAGCTGAATATGTTTTAGCTGCTCTTCGGCTACAATGTGCTACTTTATCAGATTGATCATCAATAAATTTTAATTGCTCAGGAAAGCATGATTTTCTTATTTTTTCAATTAATTCATCATTAGATGCTGTATTCTTAGAAATAGCATTTGATTTAATTAACTGAGCAATTATATATTTATTAGACATTATTTTATATTCTGTAAACTATAATATTTTTGAACTATTTTTTGAGCTTCTTTATGATCAGTTATTCTGACTTTTTTACCTAATGAAATGCTCATAATATCTTGAAACATATCAAAATCTGTTTTAGTTTCTAGGAAATTAATATTTAATTTTTGTTTATCTAATAGTTCTTTCATTTCCCAAACTAATAAATTAGCTGCTTGTTCATTAGATATTTCTTCCCATTTACCAACTTTTACTGTATTTAAATGTCTTACTTTAAACTTAGGATTAACTGGCATCATCTTCTACCACCTTTGTATAATAATGAATTTTATATATATTTAATAAAGATTTATAATATTCTTCAGTAGAAATACATCCAATTCTATATTTTTTGTTTAATAAGTTTAGATTTGAATCAAATTCATGAATTACTTCAACTAAATCTGATTTATTTGAAATTGATTTTCCATTCCATCCAGTTAAATAATTACAAATAGTTTGAACTTTATTCCAAAATTTAGATTCACCAATTCTTTGTATTTCATCATCTGAGAACTCTAACAATTCATTTAATTTAAAAATATAATGATCATGATCAAAAGTAATATTATCAAAATTTGCAACAGTAATATCTGGCTCTTTAATTGTAAATTTATTTAATTCTTGTTGTAAATATTTTAACATTTCATAATCTACATCAATAGACATAATGCTATAATGTTGACTAGTTACATAATTAAATAATTCTATCCATTTAGAATAATCAAATGAAGATTCTACATAATTTAATCTAACTGCTGTATTTAATATTTCTAATATTTCTGATTTGTGTAAATCCTTGATTTCATCAACTGATTTGGTTTGAAAATATTTTTTTCCTAAGTATGACATAACTACTATTCCTTATAAATTTACTAAACTATATGATAATTTAAATTTAGTTAAAAACTCATATGTATCTTTAACTTTACTTTTATCTAACCTGGGTAATGCTGAAACTAATATTGTTTTTGATTTAAATTTAGGATCAATATAATACATTAATTCTGTGGCAAATCCAAAGTTCCTAAAATCTTTCTTTACATAAATGTAATGAACCATTGTAGCATCTTCTACCTGTTCAAATATTACATAAGCATAAATTTGGTCTGGTTCATTTTTATTACAACAAACAATTATATTTGATTTTAATAATGTTTCATCTATAATTTTATGTTGACGAGCCATATATTTGCTTTTCACTGCAAATTTATATGGATATGTTTCATAATTTTCTTTTGACCATGTGGCATAAATGAAATTATGTTCTCTTTCATTTGTTTGATCATGTTGCCTATAACTTATTTGCTCTTCTATTTCTTGCATTTTTTACTATTTTCCTATTCTTTATAAAAAGACCAATAATTTTAAATAGTTACGAAAAGTTATATTATAAAATTAAAGCTTAAAATTTTACTTATTTTCAATTATTTTACTACATTTTAATTTAGTTTTAATTAAATTACATATAACAAAATGTAAATCATTATCATAGTTCTTTCTAGTATTGGTTACTAATATATATTGAAATAATGATTTATATAATGGAATTTCCACATATTTCTTAAATATTTTATTTAAATCTGGTTTAGTTTTAAAAGAAGTTGGTAGTTTACTTTTTTTAATATCATAAATAATTTTATCAACAGCTTCTCCAACAATTAGATCAATAATTAAATTATTTTGAGTTATTAATGGTTTAATAGTT